GGTAGCGCCTCTCTCTTGGCTTTGTCCTTGGGTATAAGAACATAATCGCCTGTGTCGATTGTCGCCACCAAACTTTCTAGGTTGGTTTTTACTTCCTCGTTGCCTACCTCTGCTATCGCCTCGGTAAGCGTGTAACACATTTCGTCTGCGAAATATGTTGGTTTTTTCTTTTCTGCCATATGATACCTCCTTTACGCAGATTAGATTTTTGATTTGTTCGTAGTGAACAGACCAAAAAAAAAGCCCTTACACGAATGTAAGAGCTTGTTTTATTTCTTCGTTGGCTCGTCTGCGTTCTGCACGATTAATTAAAATCTTTGTGCGTTTCGCAGATAACCTTTTATTGTACTGAACTTGAGTTTTTTTATCGCTCAAATCGTACAAGTACGAAGATAGTTTCAGCGATGGTTTCGCCATAATATATCTCCTTGTATGTACCTAACCATTAGGCACAAAAAAAACCCCCTACTGCACAAGGCAGTAGAGGGCTATGTGTGATTGCGTACTCAACTACGCACGAGACTTCAAAATCTCCTTGATGTCTCTAGGCAGATTGCACTTGTCAATCGCCTTGTGAACAGCACTCGTAACACCCACGAATGTGTGCGTAGGTGCTGGTGCGTTGCCACCGATAGTCGCAAGTGCGTTCTGCGCACTCGCAAGGTTCTTCGTGATTTTGGCTACCTTGCCATCCACGAACTCCTTCGATAGCTCCTTACCTGCACGGCTGTGCGTACGACCCTTGGCTTTCGCCAATCTTCTCTCGAACTCGTCCACACACGGCTGAATATCTCCAACCGATGTCGCCTTGTTGCAATGGTCTAACATCTCCTGTGCTGTCGCCTGTGTAGGCGTGTTGCCACTTGCTAGTTTATATGTACTCATAGTTATCGCTCCTTTCCGAGACTGCGTGATTAATTGGGTGTCTGTCGTGTCTCGGTTGCCGACTTGACACTCTAATAATCCCTCCTCCTCCCTTTAGGGAGGATAGGACGACCAACTTCCGAAACCCTTGGTATGATTGAACATCTCCTGACAAAGGGGGTTATGTGTCGACCTTTCGTGCGTTTTTGAAAACAACCCACGCAGGTACGTAGATATATCTCCCTAGTAGGGACATAAATCGGCAGGTTTCGTAGGGTAAAGCAGAGCTTTGTGTCAGAAATCGGTCAATTAGCGAAGCTATGGGGGGGACTGGGGTCGACCCGCCGCCCACATTTTTATTGTCACTTTTGTGTGCTTATATATTTCGCACCAAAATTTGAAAACTATGGTAAAGTTAATTATGGCTACATATAGAAAAAACCCAAATCCACTTAAATCAACAGGAAGTTTACCTCCTGTATCACCTGTGGAGATAGACAGAGTAAGACGAAGCGTATTAGATGTCGTACGGAAAAATATTCCGAAGGTAAGAAGCGTACTAAATGGAGATAGCAACTGGTCTAACCAACAAGTTAGATTGTTTAGTACTATGTTAAACAAGGTAATGCCTGACTTACATCATTCATTCAACCAACATTCACACGAACATAAGAAGGTAACAGAACTTTCTATAGATGAACTCCAGCAAATTGCATCAAAGGCAGACGAATTGGATAAAGATGTGGTAGAAGTAGAAGTAATAGAAAAGGAGAATACAGATGGCAAAGAAGAAAGCGAGGGGAGTGTGCAAAGGCAAGTCCCTAAACAAGCCATTTCGAACTCCTAGTGCTGGTAAGAAGTCAGCCGTTTGTGTTCGAGATGGTGCAAGAATTAAAATAGTCAGATTTGGGGATAAAAAAATGAAAATAAAAAAGAACATCCCAGCCAGACGAAAGAGTTTTAGAGCCAGACATAATTGTGCTAATCCAGGTCCGAAGACGAAAGCTCGTTATTGGTCGTGTAAGGCGTGGTAGTAAATGGCTATAAGAAAACGTAAGGGTTTAATTACACCTAATCGTTATAAATATGATGGAGATAAGAAAATCAAACCAACACTATATGTAAAAACAAATGGTAAAAAATTAATGGTTGGTTCAGTTGACGGAGAATTAATATATGATATCAATGGGGAGGCTATTCCTTATAAGAACTTGCCTTTTCATATGAACAGGGGTCAAAGCGAGAGTGGAGACCCCTCATAAGGAATAACTAATATGGCAGTCACACAAGCCCAAGCAGCAAAACATTTACTTAAATTAAAGAAAGCTCAAAATAGTTTTGTAGATTTTGTAAAGTTATGTAATCCAGAGATGACATTTGCTCCATTTCAAATAGAATTGATGGAGACATTAGATAAACTAGCAAAGGGAACACTTGGTAAAAACAAATTACTTATTACTATGCCACCTAGACACGCAAAATCTTTTATTGCGACAGTTCACTTTCCTGTATTTTATCTCGCTAGTCAACCGAATCGGAATGTTCTTTCAACTTCATATAACCAAGACTTATCTAAAACATTTGGTAGGCAAGTTCGTGACTTGGCTCGTGAACAACTTGTTGAACAAGCCTTCCCAGATTTTAAAATGTCTGATGAAAGTAGAGCAGTTGACGACTGGCGTACCACCGATAACGGTACTTATTATGCCACAGGTATTGGTGGTTCTACTACTGGTCGTGCCGCTACACTACTTATCCTTGATGACCCAATCAAAGCACGAGAAGAAGCAGAGAGTGCAACACAAAGAAACAAAACGTGGTCATACTACATCTCGGCATTAACAACTCGTAAGCAACCAGAAGTAGATGGAACTAAACCTATAGAGATAGTTATTCTAACTCGTTGGCATCCTGATGATGTTGCAGGTAGATTAATGGAAACAGAAGATTGGAAAGAAGGTCAATGGGAACATATAAACTTTCCTGCAATACGATTACTTAATAAAGGTAAAAAAGAAAGTGTTACAGAACTACCACCAGATGACCCAAGATATGTACCAGCAGGTAAATTAAGTACAGTATCTCCAGCTAAAAGAACTTATTCAATAGAAGAAGAAGAGCCATTATGGGGAGATAGATTTCCATTAGAAGAATTATATAAACGTAAAAGATTAGACCCAAGAGAATTTGCTTCTCTATACCAACAGACACCTTACATAGTTGGAGGTAACTTAATTAAAAGTCATTGGTGGAGAACTTATGAACGTAAAGATGTTCATTTCCAAACATTATTAATATCTGCTGATACTGCATTTAAAAAAACAGAACAAGCTGACTTTTCTGTAATGATGGTATTAGGTTTAGATGATGGTGGAGATATGTACATTGTTGATGTTATTAGAGGTAAATACGATTTTCCAGAATTAAAAAGAACCTGCATAAATCTAAATGCTAAATATAGAGGTAAAGGTTTAAGAGGTGTTTACATAGAAGATAAAGCTAGTGGGCAATCATTAGTACAAGAATTAAAACACGCTTCTGGTATGGCAGTAATACCATATAGAGTTAATGGAGATAAGGTAATTAGATTAAATGCTGTGTCACCATTAATAGAAGGAGGGAGAGTACATATACCTAAAGAAGCTCCTTGGTTAGATGATTTTATGGATGAGGCTCAATCGTTTCCTAATGGTAAACACGATGACCAAATAGATGCTTTATCTATGGGACTAGACGCTTTGTCTAGAATGGCTGGTATTAATTCAGATATGATGAATGTACCAATTCAAATGTCAGCATCATTGAACGCTAATTTTAAACAATGGGACAATACCTTTGATGATGACAAAGAGTGGTTGGATAAGGCAAGAAGTAATGCTGACAACAAATGGAATAATTGGGGAGAGTTGTAGGACGACTTTTCGTAACACAAGGGGTACAACAAATTATGAACTACAAAAATCAGACACAAGACAAAAATGACGTAATATGTGACTTATCTCAACATATGAATAAGTTAACAGAGTACAAGGATATATCAGACGACCTGACAGACGAACAAGAGGCGAAGCTGATAGATTATGTCCGTGCAGCGTCCAAAATGAGTTTTGAAAGAATATCCAGACGATACGACCATTGGAAAGATGCAGACAGAGCGCACGATGTTTGGGTACCAGCAGATAGTACAAAATTTAGAGAGAAAGCAGTTGTAGCAGATACACGTGCTATAGCAGATACAGTTTTAACTTATATGATGGCTGCTCTAGCAGGACGAAATCCTATGTTCCAATTAGAAGGAATGAATAGGAAGTCTAGAAAAGCATCATTAATTTTAGAAAGATTACTTCATCAACATATGAGACGAACAGCAGGTGAAGCAAGAGTTGCTCAAATGTTGTTAGATAGTATTAGATATGGATTTGCTCCTACTAAAGTTATTTGGGATGCAAAAAATAACACAAACCATATTATTAACTTTGACCCTAGAAAAGTTTTCCCTGACCCAAGAGTTAATTGGGGGGATTGGGAGCGTATGCAGTTCATCGTTTTTAGTGATTACGTTTCCACGAATGCCTTAATGGCATCGCAGATGTATCCCAAACTAAACAAATACCCAGGACTGCGTAAGAAGCAGGGTAGGAAAACTGCTTGGGATGCACATAAACATTGGAGAGAAGAAGGTAGAGGATTATCAATTAATCCAGAAGAGCCTGTAGGTAGTGAGAATGGACATCACTTTACATTAGACAATGCAAGAGTTGTTGATGAAATGTGGGTACGTCTACAAGGTTATGAAATAGGAATGCCAAGCGTAGAACAGATTTGGATGGTAATGACTGTTATTGATGAAGAAGCAATAATCAGATGTCAATTAAATCCATATGGACAACAGTTCCCTGTAGTAGTTGGAGGATTATTTCAAGATAGTCATAAAACATTTAGTCAATCTTTATATGATTTATTATTACCTCTTCACGAAGTATCGACTTGGTTATTACGTTCAAGAATAGATAACGTACAAGCGGCTCTAAATAATTTAATGTTTGTAGACCCAACACAAGTTTCTATACCTGACTTAATTGATAGGAATCCTTGGGGTGTAGTTCGTACTATGCCAGGTGCTAAACCAGGTGATGGAGTATTTATAGCTCAAG